GTGATGCTGTTGTATCTACTGGTAAAGATTTAATCTTTTTAGACCGCTCAGGCGTAAGAAGTCTTGCAAGAACCATTCAGGAAAAATCCTCACCTATTGGGGATATATCTAAGAACGTCAACAATGACGTTAAGAATCTGGTAGCTAGTGAAACAGGAAATATCTCATTACATTATTCGCCTAAAGAGGCGTTTGTCCTTGTTAACTTTCCGTCCCTTCAAGCGGTGTATGTCTTTGATACAAGGTTTCCTCTCCAAGATGGCTCGTATAGAGCTACCACTTGGTCTAGCATCGCATCACTATGTTTCACTAATCTGGTGGATGACACTATTTATATTGGCAATGCAAGTGGCATCGCTCAGTATGATACTTATCAGGATAACACCAGTTCCTATCAGCTAAGTTATTTCTCTCATCCCCTAGCATTTGGGGATAGCTCCGTACTTAAGTTTCTAAAGAAAGTAAATTTAACTACTTTTGATGGAGCTGAGGCTACAGTCGTATTGAACTGGGCCTATGACTATACAAATGCTTATAAGAAGCAGGCATATACGCTACCTGCTAATAACGCTGCTCAATACAATATTTCTGAATACAACACTGAAGCTGAGTATTCTGGTTCATTGAATCTGATTAACAGACAGAAGATAAACACTTCTGGTTCTGGTGCTGTCGTGTCCGTAGGGGTTGAGACTACGGTAGATGGTAAGTCTATAGCTATTCAACAATTAAACATTCATGCACTACTTGGAAGGATTGTCTAATGACTGATTATACGAAGACAACTAACTTTGCCGCCAAGGATGCCCTGGTGTCAGGCAATCCTGCTAAAGTGGTGAAGGGAACTGAAGTGAACACCGAATTTGATAACATAGCAACAGCGGTAGCTACTAAGGCTAATCTAGCTGGCCCGACATTTACGGGAACTACGACTGCTGCAAACCTCACAGTGTCAGGAACATTCACTGGCACTATTGATGGAGGGACTTACTGATGCCTACATTAGAAGAAATACTTAGCGGAGCTGGAGATTTCCTTCAAGACACTGGCCTTATTGGAGGAACTCTTGGTGGTTTAGTGGCTGGGCTAGGTCAGGAGGCTATGAACCGTCAGGCTATGGAACGCATTGAAGAAATGCAGCGACAGGCTTTGACTGGTGTTACTGGTTCTCCTACTTTCCCTACCTATGAAGGCGGTTTGATAGGGGAAGTCCAAAGACAGGCTCAGTTTAAACCCTTTACCGTAACTACTCCTACGGGTGCTACTGCTGCATTTACTCCAGAGGGTATGACTGCTCAAGTAACCCCTGAAGAAATGGGATTGATGCGTAGTCTGGGCGGGTTTGGTCAGCAGGCTTTTGACTTCTTAGGTGACCCCGCTCAAAGGGCGGCAGAACAAGCCTCAGTGATTGGAATGTTAACCCCTCAAGCTGGGGAAATGGCTGCTAGAGAAGCTGACATATTTTCAAGATTGGAAGCTATGCAGGCTCCTGAAAGGGAAAGAGCTAGACTTCAGTTAGAAGAAAGACTAGCAGGACAGGGTAGACTGGGTGTCCAGACTTCTATGTTTGGTGGAACTCCTGAGCAACTAGCTCTAAGTAAAGCCATAGAAGAACAACGTGCTGCTTCTGCGGTATCTGCTATGGAACAGGCTAGAGCTGAGCAGGCACTACGCTCTCAACAGACTCTTGCTGGCTTGGGTGAGTTTAGACAACGCGCAGGACTCTTTGGTGAGCTTGGTCTTGCTGCTCTTGCTGGAGCTTATCTACCTCAACAGCAACTCACAGCCGCTCTACAGCCTCAGTTGGAAGCTCAAAGACTTGCTACTACATTGGGTGCTACTGGTCTTGGCTTACAGGCTGGATTGGGCGAGGCTGCACTAGAAGCACAACTTGGTTATCAAGACATTCTTGGTCAACTGGAACGTCAGAGATACCAAGGCTTGTTTGATTTGCTAAGGGCAGAGAGGCAGGCCCAACAAGCTCCAAGCGTCTCAATATCTGGTCAAGTCGGCTCTACTGACCCGAATATACTGCAATCAACCGCAGAGTATTTGCGGTCAATCGGAGTTCTCTGAAGGTAAATAATTATGGCTATTAACATACAATCTTTATTTAGCGACATTATTGAGACTCCTGCTCAAAAGCAACGTAGGCTTTTAGAAGAAGGTTTGGTTCAAGCCTCTACTATCCAGCCAAGCTCAGGTCTTGTACGAACTGGCCTTGCTGCGGATATTATGCGCGATATGCCTCGACAGAGAGAGCAGTTCCGTAGAAGTGTTGGTGGAATGTTGGGCCTGGACGTTAGAACTCAGTCTGAGAAGGTTCAGGAAGCCCTAAAGGGTGTAGACCCTAGCGACCCACAAAGCCTTCTCCAAGCTGCACAAGCTGTAGGAAATTTAGGACTTGGAACTCAAGCTGCTCAGATGAGAGCTATGGCCGCTGATGTAACTAGGCAGAGACAAGCTGATGAGCTTCAAAGAAGAAAGGCTGAGGCTGATATAGCGGCTTCAGAAGCGTCAACACAAAGGGCCAGGACATTGCTTCCTTTTGAAGTAGCAGAATCTGTTGAGGGTCTTACTACCTCTGTTCAAGCAAGAGAAAACGCAAATAAACTTTTTGACCTTCAGTATCAAAGGGCAGGAAATCAATTAGAAAGGGACGCTATTACTGCTCAACAACAAGATTATCTATTTAGTATAGATGCAGCAGAATCTATGTATAGACTATCAAATCTTGAAGACCAAGAAACAGCAAGAAGAAATATCCCGCAATTTGTGTCTGATTTAAGAGCTAGTGGAAATGAGAATATAGCTTCTTTGTTGGAAAGAAGGCTCATAACTCCAGATAAGGCTGCGGAATTGCTTAATCAAAAAGGCGGCATGGGTGAAGACTCTTGGGCTAGGTTAAGCAACTCAACAATTTTTAACAGAACTACTGGAGAAACTAAAACATTTGAAGATGCTGGGGCTGAAACTACCTTTCAAACAGAAATAAACGGTGTTCCTACGCTGTTTGGGATAGACGCAAAAGGTGAACTAGTTTATCAGATAAATGAACAGACATTGCAGAATGTTGCTCCTGGGCAGACTGTTGATGGCACTCCTAGCGGAACTCTTAATGCCTCAACAAATGAAGCGGAAGCAGGTCAATCACCAGAATGGATTGCAGAAAAAACTCTTAGGATACGCGAAAACCAAAGTGTATTAGGTGCTATTGATGCTGCTAGGCTTTACGCAGAAGGTCACATGACTGCAACTGGAGCCGCTAGTAGAGCAGCTCAACAAATTGGCGACATACCATTATTAGGAGCATACGCAACACAAGCAAAAACCAACTTAGATAGGATGCTCGATGAAGTTGAGGCAAATATTGCTTTTGGTAGGCTCCAAAGAATGAGAGATGAAAGCAAAACTGGAGGCGCGTTGGGGAATGTCTCTAACATTGAATTGTCTTTATTATCAAGCACTCTTGGCTCTATTAGCTCAGACATGGACTTAGATATATTGTTAGAGCAGCTAGATAAAGTTCAGAGACATTATCAAAACTTTTTAGCTATTGAGTTAGGCCTTCCAGCAGAGCTTGATTTAACTGGAACAGACTATGAAGGAAAAATTGAGGTTTTAGAAAACCCAGACGGAACATCTAATATTTATGTTTTAGATGATGATGGTAATTGGGAAAGAATGTCAGGCCCAAGAGCAGACAACATTACTTTTAAGAGACTTTAATTGAGTAAAGGTTATGGCAGAGCAAGGAATTACAGCCACTGAGGATGAAGTCCGCAGAATAGAAGAGCAAATACGCAGAAGAAGAGAGGGTTCTCCTCAGCCTGCTGTCAGTGTTTCTCAGTCTTCTGAGCAGCAATCTATTCCTGCGTCTGTTGCTGAAGAAAATATTATTGAACAAACACCAATTACTCAGGATAACTGGTGGTTTGATATGTCTCTTGACCTTCCTGGATTTGAGGAGGATAGGTCTGCAAGAGCTACTGACCTAAATATGTTTCAAGCTGTCATAACTGACACAATTACGTTTGGTTTATCAGAAGAGTCCTCTGCTGCTGTCCTTGCTTTAGTTGATAAAGCATTAGATGTTTCTGGTGGTGGGGAAACTTCCTACTCAGACTTTTACAGACAAAATGTTAGCAGACTAGAAAACGAAAGATTGCAATGGCAAGAAGAAAACGCTCTTGGAACTGGTGCTGCTACAGTCATCGGTATAGCAGGAAGTCTCCCAGGTGCTGCTGCTGAAACTGCAACAAGAGTCTCATTGCCAGTAGTATCAAACGTACTAGAAAGAATATCTCCAAGGATTGCTCAAGTATCTGCCCCATTAACTTCTAGGGCTGCATCTGTTGCAGAAAGGGTAACTCAAGCGACTCCTCAAACAATTAGGACTTTAGCTGCTGGCTCTCCTCAAGCTGCCGCTTACGGTGCTTTAGCAGGATTTGGTTACTCCTTGCAAGGAGAGGACGCTGAACAGGCTGCCTTTGACGGGGCTAAAACAGCAATCCTATTTAACACAGTTTTTAGGGGTCTTGGCACTGGGATTTCCGCATTGGCTCAAAGACGAGTAGAAAGAGAGCTTGGAAGAGGAGAGGATTTTGTTCCTTTGATAGCTTCTGGGGACTCTAAGTTAACAAAGATATACAATTCTATTACTCAAAGCCTTCCTATAGCTGGTGGGATGATTAAGAGTCAATTAGATAATTTGAAGAAACCATTACTTACTGCCAGAGATAAAACTTTTGCAGAAATACAGGAACGAACTGGAGTTAATCAATTATCTAGCATAAACAAATATGTTGAAGACATTAATACAAGGATAAAAGGCACTGCCGAATCAATAAAAAACAAGGTAGCAAGAGGCGTAAAACTAGACCCAGAAAAAGAATTACAAATTCAAAGGAGATACCAAACGATAGAGTCTGCAAGGGCTAATGTAGTTCAGGGCATTCTTAACGCAAAAGAAAAGCTGTTCAGAACAAATATAGTAAAGTCTTCTGCGCCAAGAAATCTGAGCGATGACCTTCAGAAAGAATTTGATGAAGTAATTGAAACTGGAAGAATACAAAACGCTGTATCTTTCCTTGAAAACGCTTGGAAAGATGGTTTTGGGGTAATCAGGAATAGAAACTTCACCCTAAATGCTGATGACTTCATTGCTTCAATTCAAAAAAGAATGAACGATGTTGATAGTGAGGGATTTGCTCTTTTGTATGGAGACAAAAAAATAAATTTTGACTCTACTGTAAGGGCGTTTTTAGAAGGCAAATTAGACGGAAATAGAATTTCTGGACAGGCAATATCTGACCTTAGAAATAGGTATTCAAGAGAGGTTAGAAATCTTCTTAGGCAGGGAGGAGAGGCTGCCCAAAGAGGTTTTGTCCTTAGAAATGTTCTTGATGAAATTGATAGCCTGATTACAAAGCAGTTGCCAAAATCTGAGGCCGCAGTATTTGAGGCAGAGAAAAACGCATGGAGAGTCTATGTAAACCTCCTTGACGCTACCGCTTCTGCAAGCACAAAGGGCGGGGTAAGAGGCGCGTTTACTGAAGACCAGTGGTTGCAAGCATTGAAAAGAAATCAATCCAGGCTTCATGTAAAAGGGCAGGGTAGCTTTCAATCAGTTGCAGATGATTTAGCTGATACTAGGGCTAGGTCTTCAAACATACTGAAAAAGATAAATGAAAACACAAAAGAAAGAATGAGCATTGCCTTAAATCTTGAGAAACAAAAGGTTCAAGAGTCTCTCGCAAACGCTAGAGCAAATCCTACTGGCACTGAGTTAGAAAACGCTAGACTAATGCAGTCCTACACAGAAACTTTGGGGAAAATAGATGAGATTGACCAGTTATTGAAATCTGGCAACCCCACAGTTTCCAACCTAATTGGTGCTGGACTAGGTGCTTCAGGAATATTCTTGGGCGGCTTGGGTAGTGTTGCTACTGGTGCTGCGATGGCTACTATGATTGGCTCTCAAAGGTTTCAAAGATTTTTGGCTGGTCAAACTAGGGTTCAAAGGGGAATATCTGCTATTTCTTCTGAGGCTTCAGAAAGATTGGCAACTGGTTCTGCTGCTGTTTCTGGTCAAATACAGGCTGGAGGCATAGAAGAAACCACTCCTTCAGAGTATAGAGCGATAGCAAATAGTAAAAATAATAATGCCAAGGCTTTGGCTTTTAAGAGAGTTTTAGAATTAGGACAAGAACAAAGGCTTAAAAGAATAAACAGGGATGCCTACACAAAGTTGAAATCGGCATAC